TCACTGATGAAGTGATCATCGACCAGTTGCGTAAAGCTGTTTCTTGCGGCGGTAAGATGACACGCAAGCGCACTGCACACGATCTGCGCTCTGTCGCGAAAAGCCGCCTGTCTGAATGGTGGTCACAGTACATCGACCAGATGATTTTCATCTATATGTCAGGTGCTCGCGGCATGAATGAAAACTTCGAAGCCTTTGACCTGACTTACACTGGTCACGCTGGCAACCCTATCCGTACCCCTGATGGTCAGCATTTGCTGTACGCAGGTGCGGCTACCTCTAAGGCCACTCTGACTGCAGCTGATAAGATGTCACGCCAGGTGATCGAGAAGGTCAGCCACAAAGCGCAGATGATGCGTGCTCTGGATCCGCGTTCTGCAAACCTGCTGCCGGTCCCGGTAGGCCAAGGTAAGCATTACGTCATGGTGATGAACCCTACTCAGGTCTATGACTTGCGTACTGAAGTGGGTTCAGGCGGTTGGTTGGATATTCAGAAAGCTGCTGCAGCTGCTGAAGGTTCGAAAAACGCTGTGTTCACTGGCAACCTGGGTATGATTGATGACATCGTATTGCACAAGCACTCTGATGTTATCCGCTTCAACGATTACGGCGCTGGCTCTAACGTTGCTGCCGCTCGCGCTCTGTTCCTGGGCCGTCAAGCTGCTGTTGTTGCCTATGGCACCACTGGCGGTCTGAACTTCGAATGGAAAGAAGAAATGACGGACTACGGTAACGAACCGTCTGTTGCCGCTGGTTGTATCCTTGGCGTCAGCAAGACCCGTTTCAACAAACGCGATTTCGGTATCGTGGCTGTCGATACAGCTTCGAAAGACCCTAACGCGGCGTAATGGAGCACATATAACATGGCTTTAATTCAATCTGCTTGGGCGACTGGTGCTAACCCAGTGGCCCGCCCTCAGTCAGCTTTTGCTGTGCATACTGAGCTGTTTATCATGGATATCCCAGCTGCTGGCGTAGCAATCGGTGATGTCATTGAGTTGGGTGTATTGCCGCCTTACGCGACTATCACTGATGCTTCATTAATCACTACTGGCAGCTTAGGCGCCGGCACAGTGACAGTGGGTGTCATGACTGGCGAAACTGGTGAGCTGCTGAATGCTGATAACTCAGCCCGCACTGTGGGTAATGAGCTGTTTGCAGCTGGTACAGCAATCACTGGCGGCGTTCTGCGCATCAGTAAAGCTGACTCGTTAATCCTGGCACCATCTGACAAAGACCGTTCTATCGGTATTGTGTTGGCTGGTACTGCTATCACTGCAGGTGCTGGTAAACGTATCGGTCTGTTGCTGTCGTTCGCACAGTAATCATAATCGGGGGCGAAAGCCCCCTGTTTTGTTCAGAGGCTACTATCCAATGAAAATTGAATCTATCATTCGCCGCCCACAGGGAACTGTTGTCGAGCTGCCAAACCCGCACAAAGAGTACCATTTTCTTCCATCTGAATTAGACCAGCGCCACTTGGCCGAAGTCTCAGAGCAGTCTCATATCTCAATGCTGTTGCGCATCAAAGAAGGCTACCGCGCAGCAGAAGAAGTCGAAGAGCCAGAAGATATCAATTCAGGTGATGACCCTATTCCGTTACTGGGCAGTGTTCAGCATAACCTGGTCTACATCATCGCTGGCGGTGATGAAATCACATTAGACGCCGTGGTTGAAATGGCACAGAAGGACTCAGGCGAAACCCGCGAAGCGTGGAACGACCTCGACGATGAGGATCGCCATGGCTGGATTGACCAGGTTCTGAACGAGCTAAAAGCTGTTGTGCCATCCACGGCCAAAGCGCCACCAATCCCTGAAAAGGATGATCAGCCTGATGGCTTTATCCCTGCCTCTGAGCCTGAAGTACAGGTAGCGCCTGAAAAGGATGAGCCAGTAGAACAGCCGGTACAGTCATTTGCTGCAGTTGCTGAAACGCCAGCGCCTGCGCCAGTAGCCGATCCAGCACCAGCCGCACAAACTACGGCCGCACCTGCTGAAGCTGCTACCGAAGTCACCGAAGAAATGCGCGAAGCCTACAAGAAAGTGTTCGGCCGCTACCCAGCCAAGAGCATGAAGGCGTCACAAGTTCAGCGCGCTATCAGCGAGGCGTAACCATGAGAACGGCTAAGGATATTTTATCTGCAGCCGCTCTGTTGCTGCTTGATGAGGATTACACTCATTGGACAATGGCAGAGCTTTGCACCTGGCTGAATCTGGGCCTTGATGCAATCTGCCTGCAGAAACCCACTGCAAACGCAGTGACCGCTAATATCAATCTGGCTGAAGGTACGCTGCAAGTTCTGCCTGTTGGCTTTACCTCAATGCTGCGCCCGGTGCGTAACATCAGAGGCCCAAACGCTTCACGCATTGAACGTAAGCGGATCACGGTCACTGATGGCGATGTCCTTAGTGCTGTGAGTCCTTCATGGGATGACCCGCTATCAGTGCCATACGCTGAACAGGTCAAGCACGTTATCTATGATGAGGCTAACCCTAAATCCTTCTATGTGTACCCAGGCAATAACGGCACCGGGATCATGGAAGCGGTTATGTGCTCCATCCCTACAAAGGTGCAAGCCTCTGGTGATCCTGAAGAGCCGAGCAGTTACGGCCAGCCTTTAGCACTTGATGAAACCTATCACGATGCACTGCTGGACTACGTGATGTACCGCGCATATTCAAAAGATATGCAACAAGCCGGCAACGCTCAGCGGGCAGCGCTTCACTATCAACAGTTTGCCAATGCGCTTGGGATTAAGGTCAAGGCTGAAACCTATTTTTCACCAAACGCCAAAGCCAGACTGCCGCAGTCGGCTAGTGGCCTCGATCAGGGCGGCTAATAAATGATTGAATTCGACGTACTGTTACCCAGGGTAATGCAATACGCTCAGGCCGTTCCTGAGCCTTTGGCTATTCAGCATTTAAGGGATGCAGCTATTCAGCTTTGTGAAACTACCCGCTGTTGGCGTGATGTCTATACGACCACGACAACGGGAACTGATATTGAAGTCACCAGCGTGCCATCCTATGCCGCCCTTTACGAAATAGAATGGGCCCGCTTCGATGGTCAGTTGCTTATGCCAGTTGCACCTACTGCCGATCTGATCATTGGCGAGGAAGGTGTACCGCGCAATATCACACAGCTTACCCCTAACACGGTGACTCTGGTCCCTTTCGGTGTGGGCGAGCTGCAGATGAGCAGCTACCTAAAGCCGTCAATGGATGCTGATGTAATTCCGGATTTTCTCTATTCTGAGTTTGGGCGCGCTATCGCTGACGGCGCTTTGTCTACGCTGTTGCTAATTCCGAATCAGCCGTATTCAAACCCACAACAGGCCATGTATCACGCCCAGCGCTTTCAAGCGGTTCTGGATAAAAACTTTGCTTACAATTTGAGAGGGCAACAGCGTGCCGCAAAACGAACTAAGTCAAGCTTCTTCTAAGCCTTACGTCGATGGGCTTCACATTCCTGAGTCTGAAGTACCGACCCGTAAGGACCGGCGCTTGTTCGATCTGGGCGCGTATCAGGAAGGCCGTATTATCAAGCGGGCTGAGGATATTCTTGATTACACGCTCGATCTGAAAAAATGGCTTGAGCCTACCGCGACTATTGCAGCCGCCAGAGCGTGGACAGACCCAAACGACTTGCTGGTATCCGCTCTGGAATTCTCAGATACAGCCGTTGTGCTGTGGCTGGCTGGCGGTGCCGATGATATCCGCCATGAAGCGGTGATCCGCATTACCACAAGTCTGGGGCAGCAAAAGGTATTCCGGTTTGCAGTGACCACGAACGGCACGCCACCTGAATTCGTGTTTGTCTCTGTCGAAACACCGGGCGCATCAGTTGGACAGGCTGTGCCTATCCCTGTGGATCCTGTTGGTCCTAACCCTGTAGCGTCTCCGGTATCCATTGCATTCCCTAATACCGCTGTCGGTGGGCAGTCTGAAACCTATACCGTGATAGTGAGCAATGCGGGTGATCAGCCGCTTGAAGTGCGCAACATCAGCACTACGACCAACTTTGCCTTTACGTCAAACCCAGCGCTGCAAATTCCCCCAGGGGAATCCTTCGAAATTTATGTTAAGTTTCAGCCGATATCAGCAGGCAGCAAAACGGGATCCCTGTTTATCGACTTCGGCACCGGCAATGTGCTGCTTACCTCGATGACGGGCACAGCTGCAGTTGCTCAGGCTGTCGCATCATGGGCACCTACCAGCAAAGCATTTGGCTCTGTGTCCGTGGGCGCCGTATCCTCTACCAGTACAATTACCCTGAGCAATACCGGTACTGCTGTGATGAATATCACCTCACTGGTGGCCACAGGCAATTTTCAGATAGTGGGCACCCCGCCAGCGTCTCTGGCTGCTGGTCAGTCTGTTGGTATTGGTGTTCGTTTTGCCCCAGCGACAGCAGGCGCTAAATCTGGCTCGCTGATCCTGACTTCAAATGCAACAGGCCCGAACTCAGTCACGTTAAGCGGTACTGGTATATCCAGCACTCAGGCTATTTCGTCAATGGCGCCCACAACGCTGGCATTCGGCAATGAGACAACAGGCGATGAAAGCGCTGCGCAGGTTGTTACCCTGACAAACACCGGCAACCGGGCGATGGCTATTACCAGTATTACCGCCACCGGCCAGTTCAATCAGACGAATAACTGTGGCAGTTCACTGGCTGCAGGTGCGAGCTGTTCCATCAATGTCAAATTCGCACCGACCACTGACGGTGCCAAGTCAGGCACTGTGGCTCTGGTCAGCGATGCTGACAGCGGCAACAGCTCAGTGCTGCTAAGTGGTA